ACCAACTACGTTAAATGGTTATTGTATTGACTCTATATATGCAAGAGCTTTAACTTGCTCAACTTGTCCTCCAGCAGCAGGTGATAAAGATTATTATATTGGTGTTTATAAAGCAGGAAATTCTACAAGAATACAAACAACTGGAATGTCATTACAAGGTAGTCAAATTGCAATGAATGAATATGACTTAAAAGAAGTCAATGTAAACTATACACTTACAACTGGTGATGTTTGGTGGTTGTATTTAAACGGTACATACACAAGTGATATGTTATACATCACAGGAGGCTTTGTAATTAAAAAAACGTGCAACTAAAAAACATAAACATGAAACAACTCCTTTCCCTCTTCCTCCTCCTTTTGCCTTGCTTTGCATGGGCACAATATCCAAGCAATGGCAATCAAAAGATAACGCTTGGAGAACAGACGACTGCCGATGGGCTTATTTTTCGGGGCGTGGCGGCAACTGATACGGTGCGAAAACCAAGTATTGATACCATGGCTTACATGGTTCTTGATACCACTACAAATATAATATGGCATTATAAAAAGGCAACGAGCAACGCATGGTTGCGTTTAAACCTTTTGCCGAGTGATACGGCTTCGATGCTTACAAATTATTGGAGGTCAGGTAGATTTAGTGGCACTTTGCCTGTGGCAAATGGGGGAACAAATACATCAACTGCATTCACGGCTGGTTCAGTTGTATTTGCTGGAAGTGGCGGAACTTATAGTCAAGATAATTCAAATTTATTTTATAATGATACTGATAATAGATTAGGCATTGGTACTTCCGTTGTAAATTCAAGATTAGTTGTTAAAGGTGTTACAAATACAAGTGGAGAATCAGCATTAAATGTTACTAACTCATCAGATGCTTCATTACTATTTGTTAGAAATGATGGAAGAATTGGTATGGGTACTTCAACACCAGCATATAGATTTGTAATATCCAATCAAGGAGCAGAGGGAATTGAATTAGATGCAGGTATAAATCAAAGCAATAAAAATTTTATAGTTAATTATAATAGAAGTACAGGAAATTATATTGAAATGCAAATTAATGCCAGTAAAACAATTTTAGGAATGCAAGGCAACGTCGGCATTGGAACTGAAACTCCGTCAGTTCAATTTCATACAACAGGCGATGTAAGGTTTGCAGGGTTAGTAAATTATGACCCAGTTGAAACAGATGCAGATGGTGATATAATAGATGGTGGCGCATCTGATTTTAATTTAAAAAACAGTATTGAACCTATAAATTACGGAATTAATTGTATAAATAAACTTAAACCAGTGTCTTATCTATGGAATGATGTAAATAGAAAACTTGACTCAACAATTCCAGATATTGGGTTTATTGCTCAAGATGTTATGGATGTTATACCTGAAGCGGTAAGAAGTAATGGTGATGGCGATTTACAACTAAATTACAAAGCAATTACTGCAACATTAGTCAAAGCAATCCAGGAACAACAAGCCCTCATCAAAGCCCTTGAACAAAGAATTATTAACCTTGAAAATAAATAAAATGAGATACCTATTTTTATTCTTTCCCTTCTTTTCCTTTGCCCAAGACATTGTCAAAGACACTGTTTACATACAAAAGCAAGGCAACATTTATTACATTATTCAGCAAACGACTTTGTCTGATAGCACAGTGACAGGCTCAAAGCAAATACTTGGTGATAGTGCAACTGCCATTCAAAGCCTTGTTACCGATGCTGAAAGGCAAAGCAACACATTAGCCATTCATGCTAAACCTTTAATTACTAAAGGCAAAACTGTACAAAGGATTAATTACTACAATGACTTGCACGTTCAAATAAGTGGAAAGCCTGTTTATTTTACAACGGCTCAACGGGACACGGCAAAGTTTTTGGGAGACTGGAAATTAAATTTTAACGGTGAAATTATTGATGGTAAGATTGAGTTAAATGTAAACAAACGTTTAATCTTTAATCCAGACAATGGCAAGGTTTACACCATTTCAACCAACTTACTTTTATCTACATTTACTAATCAAGTTTCCTTTGCCTTTAACGGTGTTAAATACGACTTGTACAAATATGCTGATGGCAAATTTGCAACCGTAGATGGAGATGTGAGGTTAATAAAACTTGAATAATGAAAGCAACCTTAATCAACCTTTTGCACCTTGGATGGGAAAAGATAACGTATGCCATTTGTTGCGGATGGATATTTTCATTCTTCATTCCTATTAAGGGATTTTTGATATTTAGTGTATTTGTTGTTTTTTGTGACATGGCAACGGGAATCATTGCGGCAAAGAAGGAAGGGCAAAAGATAAATAGTCGTGGACTTTATCGTACCATAGAAAAAATAGTGGTTTATTTTTGTGCTATCCTTATTTTCGAAGGTGCAAGAAATACTTTTAGCCTTCCTTTCAACATTACATACATGGCAGCGTTTTTAATTGCAACCGTGGAATTGTATTCTATATCAGAAAATATAAAACGTATCACAGGCGTAAATCTGGGCGTTTTAATCACACGTTTTTTTAATCGTTAAAATAAATAATATGCAGACTAATTTAAAAGAAGCCTTAAAAAATGCAGACGGAATAAAATCACCAATGGGTGACATTGCTTGTTACTCAATGAACTTTGCGGAGCTTGCAAGTGAAATTAATGTTCATCTTGAAGGCAATAAAGTAAAATTTACTTGGCGCGAATATATCCAACTTGCTCAAATCATTTGGGATAAAATTAAAGAAACAAGCCGCGAATGTGCAGGAAAAGAGATTGAGGTAAAACTTCCAGCAAAGTTATCAATCATTAGTGCGGCTTTTGCACTCATTGGTTTTAAATTATAGGCGCAGAGAATCGCTACCTTATGCGGCTTCAGGGAGGTATATTGATTTATGCCTCCCTTTAAAATTGTAAATTATGAATAAAAATGAATTTTGTATTTTCTTAGATGCTGGTCATGGTGGTATTAATCCTAAGGTAAAATTACCAAATGGTTACACAACCTACCCTTCTAAATGTGCGCAACATAATAATGGTACTTTTCATTCTTATGGATGGTTTTTTGAAGGTGTGTTTAATCGGGTCGTTGTGCAATATATTGAACAATATTTGAATGATTGGGGATTTGTAACAATGAAGGTATATGATGAAGTCTTAGACACATCACTAACCAAAAGAGTAAATAAAGCGAATTTTGCAGCTAAAAATTATAAGGCATCTTTGTATTTAAGCATTCATGGCAATGCAGCCGAAAACAAAAGTGCTAGAGGATGGGAGGTTTTTACTTCGCCCGGACAAACCAAATCAGATATTTATGCAGAACTTTTATTTAAGGAGGTAAAATCAAAATTTCCTAATTGGATTTTTAGGGCTGATTTAACCGATGGAGATCATGATAAAGAAGATAGGTTTTACGTTTTAACCCAAACCGATATGCCTTCAGTTTTATCTGAAAATGGATTCTTCACGAATTATCATGATGCTAAATTAATGTTTGATACAGACTTTCAAAATAAAATAGCTTTGTGTCACGCTAGAGCTGTTTTTGAATACGCAACAAAAATAGGTTTACTAAATGCTTAAATAAAAAGGGGGAGACGCAAATGTCACCCCGATATTACCACTAATTAACAAAATGTAATCAACCTAATTTATATATTTCTTTAATAAAGTTAATGCTAAATCTCTAACATTATCTCCATTTGATTCTTTATAAATTTTGTACGCTATCGTAATCATTCTTCCTGATTCCATCATGTCCATTGGTGCCCTTTCATCTTTCATTAAAGGTTCAAGGTAAAATTTAAGCATAAATAATTTTGCTTGCGTTCCTTCGGCATATCTGATAGGTTTTGGATATTGCTTAGAAATTTTTTCAATTTCCTTCCATGTAGCAACACTAATACCATCTATCATTTCACTATTTTTTTTCATGTTTTTGGTAATTTTTAGCCTGTAAAGCAAGAGTAAAACAGTCTATTTCATCCTGACTTATTTTGGCTGGTTTAAAATTTGGTTCAAATTTGTAGCCTTCGTTCTGAAAGACTTTCATAAATGATATTTTTGTCCATTTACTCCCTTTTTGTAAAGGTGAAATATTATAGGCTTCGCAGCCATTTTCTTTAATCCATTCATAAGCTATTCTTGAAGCCGCTTGATTCATGCCTACCTTTCTGGATATACGGGAAAGGATAGCGCGATTAATGGAAGAATTAAAGGTTACATTTTGAAGGCTACTATCTTCCACTAAAACAACAACGTTTTCATAATCTTTATGCCAGTGAAAAGAATCTTCCAAAAAATCTACAAACCTTTTGTATTTTTTAAATTCAACTTCTTTGTTTGGCTTAATAAAACACGCTGCCATTCCGTTTATTCTTATTGCTGGGTCAACTCCGATATAGGTTCTCAAAATAGTGATAATTGAAATGAAGTAATATTTCTTCTAAAATTCTTAGGCACTTCTTCACTGTCATTCTTAACAATGATTTTACGCCTTCTTCGCTTTATAATTTTAGGTTCATTTATTCCGTAGGCTTCAACTCCTTTATCTACAAAGTTTATTTCCAAAAGATACCCAAAAACAATGATAGTTCCAACAAATAAAAACATGGTAATATATTCCCCTCCTTCATAATGTTCCTGTAGTCCGAAGAATATTTCAATTAAAGCCACAATCGTCGCGCCTAATGCTATTTTAGGTGGGTAAGTACTTCTACCTTTAGTGGGATTAAGAAAGTCCATAAAAACGACGGCAAATCGCCCTAATTGTAGAATTGAGGCTGCTATAATAGCTAACCAAAAATCTAAGGGTAAAAATATGGCAGTTAAGTACGCATTTATGCCATAAGTCAAAAGGATAGTTATTAGCATGATTGTAGGAATGTTATCCGATATGCTTTCAAATGTCCATTTGAATTGTGTAT